ATCCGCTAATGCTGCTACTGCTACCAATACAACTCAGAACAACTCCATCACAGCAGCATTTGTGGCCGCTAATGCCGCTTTCTTAGCTGCTAATGCTGCAACAGCAACTGATACAACTCAGAACAATAGCATCACAGCAGCATTTAATACTGCTAATGCTGCATTTCTGGCTGCTAATGCTGCAACAGCAACTGATACAACTCAGAACAATAGCATCACAGCAGCATTTAATACTGCTAATGCTGCATTTCTGGCTGCTAATGCTGCAACAGCAACTGATACAACACAAAACAACAGCATCACCGCAGCATTCACCAGAGCTAATAACAGTATCAATGCTAATACTGGTGGTACAATTACTGGTGATTTGAGTATTTCTGGAAACTTAACTGTTACCGGTCTCACAACATATACAAACACCACAACAGTACTGATTGCAGACAATATTATTACTGTTAATGCAGCAATTAACCAATCATCACAACCAGCAGTAAATGCTGGTATTGAAGTAGACCGTGGCGCTCAACCAAATTCATCTTTCTTATGGATTGAATCATCAGGTAAATGGTCAGCAAACAACGGCAATGGTTCTATATTCATTGCATCTGATTCAGCCGAGAGTTATGCTAATTCTGCTTTTGTTGCTGCTAATGCTGCAACTGCTACTGATACAACTCAGAACAACAGCATTACAGCGGCTTTTAACACAGCTAATGCCGCTTTCTTAGCTGCTAATGCGGCTACAGCAACTGATACGACACAAAACAACAGCATCACAGCAGCATTTGCTGCGGCTAATGCCGCTACAGCAACTGATACAACCCAGAACAATTCGATAACAGCAGCATTTGCTGTTGCTAACAATGCTCTAACAAGTGCTAATGGTGCTATTGCCTGGAACACAGCTAATGCTGCATTTCTGGCTGCTAATGCTGCTACTGCTACCGATACAACTCAGAATAACAGCATCACAGCGGCATTTGCTGCCGCTAATGCTGCTACAACAACCAACATAACTCAGAATAACAGCATCACAGCGGCATTTGCTGCTGCTAATGCCGCATTCACATCATCTAATACTAAGGCTAACATCGCATCACCAACTTTTTCCGGTTTTGTTGGAATTGGAAAGACCGGAGCTGTTGCGTTAGATGTTAACGGGGCTATTCATGGCAATACTATCTTTAGAAACACAGAGGGTGGATCGGCAGCCGTGCCATCCATCCAACCAGGTAATGATAACGATACCGGAATGTTTCATGTGCCCACAAACATTATTGGATTTTCTACAGGTGGAATAGAACGTATGCGTATTAATGCAAGTGGCAACACAGGCATTGGTACAGCTTCACCCAATGCTGCTCTTCATGTTGCAGGCCTGCTTGATGGATTTCCAACGGGAAATGGTGTGTCTTTAGGAGCAGGATCTGGTGGTTACGGCCGTATTACATTAATTGGACCACAAGGTGGGTTTATTGACTTTTCATCACCAGGCGTGAATAATTACAAAGGTCGCCTTATTTACGCCAACTCAGACAATTCAATGGCTTTTTATACAAATGCCGCAGAAAGTATGCGAATTAACTCCGCAGGTAATGTAGGGATTGGAAACACCAACCCAACAGAAAAACTTCATGTCACTGGAAACATTTTAGCTAGTCAAAATATTACTGCTTATTCGGATAGAAGAATTAAAAAAGATATTAGAAAAATAGAAAATGCACTGGAAAAAATTAAATCTATAACCGGTGTATTATATAAAAGAATCGATTTAGATGATGATAGAGTTTATACTGGCGTAATTGCACAAGAAGTTGAAGCAGTTTTACCTGAAGTTGTATTTGAATCCAATAATTTAAAAACAGTTGCTTATGGTAATATGATTGGTTTAGTAATTGAAGCAATCAAAGAACTAAAAAATGAAATAGATATATTAAAAAGGAAGTAAATGAATACATACACATGGCAATTTCCACAATTAGAAGCTTATCCCACTTTACAAGATAAAACTGATGTAGTTTTCACCGTACATTGGAGATTTCGTGGTGTAAATGAATTAGGAAATTCAGCTGAAGTTTACGGAAGTGTTGGTCTGGCACCATATGATGGTGAAGGTGAATTCGTAGAATTTGTTAATTTGACAAAAGAAATCGTCACATCGTGGGTAGAATCCGCTTTAGGTGAAGAACAGGTTGCAGAGTTTAAACAAAGTCTAGATGGTCAGATCGAAGCTATCGTTAATCCTAAATCAATATCTCTGCCTCCACCTTGGAATTGATTAACATAAATAGTAATACATCATTAATATATTAGGAGAACTGAAATGACAGAACAAACACAAAAACCAGAAGCAAAAGATCCAGAACTTACATTGACTCTAAAAATTAGTCAAATTAATGTTTTACTTGCGTCTTTAGATGAAGTTCCACACAAGTATAGCCGTAGCGTTATTGACACAATTCAACAACAAGCCAATGCTCAAGTACAAAAACTTCAAGACAACGGAGAAATCTCAAAAGTTTAAATGTAATAACATGATTTCCCTTGTTGAATAAATAGATTGAAAAATAATTGGTATTACCAAAATTTTCCTGTTTCGGATACCTTATCAAATGTTATTATGTTTGATTTAATACTATCATAAATATTTAATAAAATATAAGGTATTCTAAAATGGCCACTCCTTCAACTCGTGCAGAATTTAAAACATACTGTCTAAGAAAACTTGGTTTTCCAGTTATTGAAATTAACGTGGATGACGATCAAGTGGAAGACCGTATTGATGATGCTCTATCATATTTCCAAGATTACCATTTTGATGGTACAGAGAAAATGTATATGAAGCATCAATTAACAGCAGCAGATATTAACCGTCGTTGGATTTATTGTCCAGATGCGGTAACTTTTGTAACTGGTGTTTTTCCATTTAATAATTCTAACGCTTCAATCAATATGTTTGATTTGCGTTATCAATTGCGTTTACATGATTTATATGATTTCACATCTGTTTCGTATGTGTCATATGAAATTACCATGCAACACCTAAGAACACTTGAGATGTTGTTTTCAGGTACACCTCAGTTTAGATTTAATCGTAAACAAAACAAAGTATTCATTGACATGGATTGGACAAGAGATGTTCGGCCCGGTGACTACGTTATTATTGAATGTTATAGGTCTTTAAATCCTGCAACAATTACATTAACTGGAACATTGTCTTATACATCAGGCAGTAATGTTGTTACAGGTTATTCTACAACATTTGACCAACAATTTTTAGAGAATGACTTTATTACCTTTAATGGTGTTGATAGTTTTCAAGTAGATAAGATCCAATCACCAACAACATTGTTAGTTCGTGGACCAATGGTTAACACAGCTGCCAATGTCTCTGCAACAATTTCTGGTAATCCAGATGTTTGGGGTGATAGGTTCTTAAAGAAATATGCTTATGCATTAATCAAAATGCAATGGGGTAATAACCTCAAAAAGTTTGCTGGTGTACAATTGCCAGGTGGTGTGACATTAAATGGTAAAGAAATTTATGATGAGGCTGTTGAAGAAATTAATAAGTTGGAAGAAGAGATGCAAATTATTAATGTATTGCCAAATGAAATACTGGTAGGTTAAATTTCGTGGCAACTAATTTTTATTTTAATAATTTTCCAGCAAATCAAATCACCAGTGAGCAATTACTGGTGGAAGACCTTGTAATCGAATCTCTTGGTATTAATGGCATGGATGTATACTATATGCCACGAACAAGTGGTGATATTGTAGACTTATTGTACGGTGAAGATCCACTAAAACAATACACATCATCTTACCCAATTGAAATGTATTTAGAAAATGTGACTGGTATGGATGGTGAAGGTGATTTCATGTCCAAATTTGGACTTGAAATCCGAGATGAATTAACCCTTCTAGTTTCTCGCCGTAGATTCACATCAACAGTAAATCAACATCGTCCATTTGAAGGTGATTTGATTTACATTCCATTGATTCAAAACTTCTTTGAAATTACCTTCGTAGAACACGAAAATAACCAAGCCATGTTTTATACATTAGGTCGTGGCCGAGGTGGTAATGTATATGTTTATGCATTAAAGATGAAGCAGTTTGTATTCTCTAATGAGTTGGTTCTTACTGGTAATTCAGAAATTGATGGACAAATTAGAGATGCTTATCCAAGAACAAGATTGGCATTGAAAGCAGGTGGTACAGGTAAATATGTGCCAGATGAAATTGTTTATGAATCAGCTGACACAACATATGCCAATTCAACAGCACAAGCTACAGTACATAATTATGCGGTAGGTTCATCATTGGATGTGTATAGATTGAGTGGTGATTTTACTGCTAATGCAAAAGTATATGGCGTAACATCTGGTGCTCAATGGTTCATTAATACTGAATCTGATACTGCAACAATGGATGATGCTTTTGAAGATATCGTGGACAATAATCGTATTGAAGGTGAAGCTGATGGAATTATTGACTTTACTGAACACAATCCTTTTGGTGAACCTTAGATGCTAAATAATCCACATTTCTACAATCGCACAATTCGTAAAATTGTGGTGGCATTTGGTTCTATGTTTAACGACATTCAACTTATTCGTTATTCTAAAGATGGTTTAACGGCTCACGACATTACTAAAGTTCCATTAAACTATGGTGCTAAAGAAAAATACATTGTTAGAATTAATTCTGATCCAACTTTAACCAAATCAATTGCTACAACTGTACCAAGAATGAGTTTTGATTTGACTGGTATGGAATACGATTCTAGTAGAAAACAACAAACAACATTACAAAACTTTGCGTTTGGTTCATCAAAAATGAAAACGCAATATGCACCTATTCCATACAACTTTGATTTTAGTTTATCCATCTATGTAAGAAACACGGAAGATGGCACACAAATTCTAGAGCAGATTTTACCTTTCTTTACACCAGACTTTACTGTTACGGTTGATTTTATTAAAGAAATGGATCAAGTCTATGATATGCCTGTTATGTTGAATTCAGTATCACCTGAAGTTGATTATGAGGGTGATTTTATGAATACGAGATTGATTATTTGGAATTTAGAATTTACAGTAAAGGCATATATTTGGCCACCAGTTATTTCTCCTACTTCAAATAAAGGATTGATTACTCAAGCCAATGTTAACATATATACCGATTCTACTAATTTGGATGCACAGAAAGTTTTTGTTGATTATGCGAATGGCAAATCTGGTTATTTCACAACTGGTGAGGATATTGGTGTTATCAATAAAAAAACAACCGGTAAAGTTTTATACTTCAGTAACACATCAGCCGGACAATTAGTTGTTACTGATTTAAATCAAAAACTTGAAGTTGGTGATAAACTTGTTGGTTTATATTCCAATTCACGATACACAATTAAAACTATTGATACTTCATCAACAAAAGCAATAGCCATTGTTATCACACCAAAACCAGCTGGTGCCAATGCTGACACAGCATATGGTTTTGAAGAAATATTTACTGAATGGCCTGATACATTATGAGCAAAATAAACGATAGTCTATCTGATATTTTTGATATTGAACCTTTAGAAGAACCAAAATACTTACCTGCAACAAAGGTAGAAGCCTCTGTTGCCGTGGTTGGTGATGATGTTGATGTTGATTCTTCTTTAGCCAGAAACAACATTAAAAATCTTATAGATAAGGGTACAGATTCAATTGATGACTTGTTAAGAGTAGCTAAAGAGTCTGAACATCCAAGAGCATATGAAGTTGCAGCTAATTTTATTAAAACATTGGCTGATTTAAACAAAGACCTCTTAGAGATTCAAAAAAGAAAACAAGAGTTAAGGCCTGAAAACAATCAAGGCACTTCATCTATTAATGTTAAGAATGCCGTATTTGTTGGTTCAACCGCAGAATTATTAAAACAAATTAGAGAGAACAGATAATATCATGGAACAATTAATTCAACAACTTAAAGTTATTCTAGGTACCAACTTTGCTCTGTATTTGAAGAGCCACAATTACCATTGGAATGTTGAAGGTCCTGATTTCGATCAGTATCATAAATTTTTAGGTGCCTTATATGAACAAATATTTGGTAACACAGACCTGATTGCTGAAAAGATTCGTATGCTTGGTGCATATGTTCCTGGTTCAATGGAAAGATTTCTAGAATTATCGGATATTGAAGAAGCAACTACCGTTCCTGATGCTATGTCTATGTTGCGTACATTGAGTTCAGATAACGACAGATTCATTTTTCATCTAAGAGCAGGAATTGTAGCAGCTGACCAAGCAAATGAACCTGCTATTTCTAACTTCTTACAAGAAATTTTGGATCAACATCAAAAACACGCATGGATGTTGAAGAGCTTAACTAAGTGATGTGATGATTAATAATAATGGTTATAACGGCAACTCATCACTAAAAAGAATAGGAATTGATTTTTCTTATTCTGAAGAACAGGTTTTAGAGTTAGCTAAGTGTGCAGATGATCCAATATATTTTATTGACAACTATTGTTATATTGTAACACTTGACCATGGTATTCAACCGTTTAAACTTTACGATTGTCAAAAAAGAAAGATTAAATTAATACATGAGAATCGTAAAGTTATTCTCATGGAAGGCCGACAACAAGGTAAAACAACTTCTGCTGCGGCCTACATTCTTTGGTACACATTATTCCAAGAAAGTAAAACTGTCGCCGTTCTTGCAAACAAAGCATCAACAGCTCGTGAAATCATGGCTCGATACCAATTAATGTTTGAACATTTGCCTGATTGGATGCAACAAGGTATTAAAACATGGAACAAAGGTGACATTGAATTAGAAAATGGTTCGATTGTATTTACAGCTGCAACGACTGCTGCTGGTATTCGTGGTAAGTCAGTTAATTTATTGTACATTGACGAAGCTGCAATCATTCCAAATACTGTAGCTGATGCATTCTTTACTGCGGTGTATCCAGTTATCTCTGCCGGTCAAACAACAAAGATCCTCATTACCTCAACACCATTGGGTTATAATCATTTCTGGAAATTCTGGAATGATGCCGTTAATAAGAACAATGACTTTGTACCAATGTTTATTCCTTATTCAGAGATTCCAGGCAGAACTGAGGCATGGGCACTTGAACAGAAGAGACAACTTGGTGATCTGAAGTATAATCAGGAAGTACTCTGTAAGTTCTTAGGATCGTCCCTGACGTTGATTAACTCAGACACCATCGAATATATGTCAACCTGTCCTACGGTATACTCCAAAGACGGGTTAGATTTATATGAGTACCCTGTCAAAGCGCAGATTGATGAAGATACCGAGGAACTAATAGGTAAACCACATTCATATGTTATTGTTGCTGATACAGCCAAAGGCGTTGGCGGTGACTATTCCGCATTCGTAATTATTGATATCACATCAGTACCATATAAATTAGTAGGTAAGTTTAGAGATAACAAGATAGCACCTATGCTATATCCTAGTGTCATATATAAAGTGGCAAGAGATTTTAACATGGCATATGTGTTGATTGAGGTTAACTCAAGTGAGCAGGTAGCTCATATCATGCATAATGAATTGGAGTATGAGAATCTAATTTTTGTAAATAGGGACACCAAAACTGGACAGGCAGTTACAGGTGGTTTTGGTGGTGGTAAAACTCAATTGGGTGTACAAACAGACAAGAGAGTTAAACGCATTGGATGTTTTACATTCAAATCATTAGTAGAAGAAAAGAAGTTATTAATAACAGATGCAGATACTATATCAGAAATTTCGACTTTCATTCAGGTAAAAGATAGTTATGCCGCAGATGATGGTTACCATGATGACTTAGTGATGCCCTTAGTATTGTTTAGTTGGCTAACGACTAATCCATACTTCAAAGAATTAAATGATGTTAATATTCGTGAAGCAATGTATCAAGCCAGAATTAAACAAATTGAAGAAGATGTTGTTCCTTTCGGATTTGTATTCAATGGGACAGAAGAAGAGTATGCTGTGGAAGATGGAGATATGTGGAAACAAGAAGTTCCATCAGGATATCTAACTTCAAATTTGTAAAAAACTAAATAGAACATAAAGAATAATTGTCCCGTAAACTAAGGAGTAAAAAATGGCCTTTCAGCTATCACCTGGATTAAATATATCAGAAATCGACCTGACAACTATTGTCCCTTCGGTTGCCACATCAATTGGTGGTATTGCTGGTAATTTCAATTGGGGACCAATTGGTGAAGTCACTACCATTACTGACGAGGTTCGCCTTGTTGACCGTTTTGGTAAACCAGATAATACAAATAATGAATATTGGTTCTCAGCTGCAAATTTTCTAGCATATTCAAACAATTTAAAAGTCGTTCGTGCTGCAAACACCACAACAACATTCAACGCTACTGCAAATGGCGCACAGATTTTAATTCAAAATGAAACTGTGTATTCTAACACTTTTGTTGATGCATCCGCAAATGCAACAATTGGTACATTTGCTGCTCGTTATGCTGGTGCATATGGTAACTCATTAAGAATTTCTATTTGCCCAAGTACACAAGCTTTCTCATCAAACTTAACAGTTACAGATACAGTAAAAGTCAATGCTAACCTCACTACTGGCCAAACATCAATCTTGGTTTCTGGAACTGCAAACGCCAATCTTTCTAATAACGATCTAATTTCTGTTGATGGTGGTACAACATATATTCGTGTTGCTTCGGTTAATGCAAATACAATCATTGTTGCATCCGCATTAGCTGCCAATGTTAGTAATGGATCTGCAATTCTTCGTAAATGGCAATATTCAGACCAGTTTGGTGTAGCACCAGGCACATCAACATTTGCATCAATCAATGGTGGTACTGGTGATGAGATGCACGTTATTGTTGTTGATGAAGATGGTGTTTTTACTGGATCTGCAAACACAGTTCTTGAAAAATATGCATTTGTTTCAAAAGCAACAGATGCTATTACAAATGATGGCGCATCAAATTATTACAAATCAGTTATCAATAATAAATCAAATTATGTTTGGTGGATGAGCCATTTACCATCTGGTACAAATTGGGGCAATACATCCATTGCAAGAACATTTACCAATGTTAACTCACCTTTCTCAGCTTCAATGACTAATGGTCAAGACGGTACTATTGGTACTTCAGAAGTTGTAACAGCCTATAGTCAATTTTCCGGTGCAGATACTGTTCCAGTATCACTTCTAATTTCTGGTCCTGGTAATTCTACAGTTGCAACAAGCTTGATTTCATTAGCTGAAAGTCGTAAAGATTGCATGGTGCTTTTATCACCAACAAAATCGTCTGTTGTTAACAATGCTGGAAATGAAACATCAAGTATTCTTGCTTACCGTGCTGGTCTTGCAAGTTCTTCATATGCTGTTCTTGACTCTGGTTACAAATATCAATACGACAAATACAACGATGTATACCGTTGGGTGCCGTTGAATGGTGATATTGCTGGTCTTTGTGCCAGAACCGACCAAGAACGTGACCCATGGTATTCACCAAGCGGTTCAACTCGTGGTACAATCAAGAATGTTATTAAACTTTCTTGGAATCCAAGAGAGGCTGACCGTGATAATTTGTATGTTCAAGGTATTAATCCTGTTGTTACTTTCCAAGGTGAAGGTACAATTCTGTATGGTGATAAGACTCTGTTGAATCGTCCATCAGTATTTGACCGCATCAATGTTCGCCGTTTGTTTATTGTTCTTGAAACAACCATTGCTCGTGCTGCACGTTCTACAATGTTTGAATTCAATGACCAATTCACAAGAGCTCAGTTTGTTAATTTAGTTGAACCATTCCTCCGTGATGTAAAAGGTCGCCGTGGTATTACTGATTTCCGTGTTGTATGTGATGCTACAAATAACACTCCTGAAGTTATTGATAACAATCAGTTTGTTGGTGACTTGTATATTAAACCAGCTAGATCCGTCAATTTCATCCAACTAAACTTCGTTGCTGTTAGAACAGGTGTAAGTTTTGAAGAAATTGTTGGAAAATTCTAATAAATAAAGGAATAGGAGAAAACAAATGGCATTTAATGTAAATCAATTTCGCTCACAGATGACGGGCGATGGCGCCCGTCCAAATTTATTTGAAGTTACTTTAACTTTTCCTGAATTTGCCGGCACTGGTGCATCGACACCATTCACGTTCATGTGTAAACAAGCATCTATTCCAGCCTCTTCAATTGGTTCCGTAGAGGTTCAATACTTCGGCCGTACATTGAAGTTTGCTGGTAATAGACCTTCTTTTCCTGACTTAAGCGTGACAATTATTAATGATGAAGATTTTGTTATTCGTACAGCATTTCAAAAATGGTTAAATGGCATTAATAGCCATGCAGCCAACTTGCAATCAGCTCCTGCTGCTTTAGGACTAGGATACAAAAGAGATGCAAGAGTAACACAGTTTGCTAAAAATGGTAGAGCTTTAAAGAGTTACAATTTCA